CTGAGCGCGCTGGTGCCAGCATGAGCGACGACAGCGGCTTCCAGGTGCCACCCGAGCTGCGCAGCCTCACGCCCGACGACTGGTTCGCCCACATGTTCCCCGGCGCGCTCAGCTTCTTCGGCGAGCCAACACCACTCGACCAGATCCCGCAGGCGCTAGGCGGCACACGGCCGGCCGGCCAGTTCAGCCTGACCCGCGACACCGAGCCAAGCCCGCTCGACGCGCTGCTCATCGACAAGCGCTCCGCGATCATCGAGGTACCCGTCGACTACCTGATGAGCATCGGCGCAATCCCTGACACCCGCGTGCCTAACAAGCCATACAAGGCGCCGCTCCGCTGGCGCGCCCGCCAGCACGTCCGCGACCTGCGCGAGCGCATCGCCTGCTGGGCGTACCAGGTGATCAGCGGGCAAGAGCTACCCGAGAGCGAGGACTACTAATGGCCGCACGCTACTGGGTCGAGGTATCCGACGAGCTGATGAACAGCGACCCGCAATGGCCCGAAGGCCTGCGCCCCATTCAGCCAGCGAAGGACAGTCCCGGCTGGGGCGGCAGCCGCTGGTGGCTCATGGAAGACGACGGCGCGCCCGCCAGCCTCGAAGGCAAGCGCGTAGAGCTCACCTTCACACGCAGCGGCGACAAGGCCATGATCGGCAGCCGCAACCCGGCAATCTAAGGAGACCCGATGCCCAACCCGCAGCCGCAGCGCGCGGAAAGCCCGCACCACCTCGACGCTCGCATCGTGCCCTTCGAGCGGGCGCTGCTCGCGCGCTCGCAAGTGCTCGACAAGGACGCAGCCGTCATCGAGGCAGGCGGACCAGGTGACCCGGAAGTCCCCATAGTGCATATCCCGCGCCATGAGGACGCGCTCAACGGCACGTTCTACCTGACCCCGGATGGCCCCGTCGCCCTCGTCCGCTACTTCGCGCGCAACGCCGACGGCCGCAAGTACCTCGACCTCGCGTCAGGGCGCCCGGCCCTGGAGCCTCAGCCCGTCATCGTGCCGCTCGACGCGCTGCCGCCCGCGCACCTGCTAAGGACCGCATAATGCCCAGCCTGACATCGCTACGCGCCGACGGCGCCGACGTCGCAGCCCTGTGCAAGCTCGCAGGCATCCCAGTTGGCGACAGCCAGCAGCGCATCCTGGAAGAGGTATTCGCCACCGCGCCCGACGGCAACCCCACCAACCCCGAGTACCGCTTCGCCGCCACCCCAGCCGACGTCACCAGCGCACTACAGCAGTGCACGCTCGGCTGGCTGTACCTGGCCCGCCAGCCACGGGTGCTCTGGACCACAGCCGGCCCGGCCGCCGCAAGCGACGCCTTCGACAGCCTCGCCGCGATCATCAACGGCAGCAGCATCCTGCGAGCAGAGGTAGCCCGCATGAGCCACGTCAACGGCGCACAAGAAATCAGGATGGCCAGCGGCTGCCACCTGATCATGCGAAGCCGCACCCAGTCCGTGCGCGGCTACTCCGCGAACCGCCTCATCATCGACCAGGCCGACGCCTTCAGCCCGGCACGCCACGCCAGCATCCTGATAGCCGCCGCCGCTACCAGGGAACCGCAAGTCATCTACGGCCATGCCGTGGGATAACAGCCCTGAAAAACGCGCCCGCGACGCCAAAACTTACCGCGACCCCGAGTACCTCAGGAACCGCGCCGCACGCCGCCGCCACGCAGCAGGCCGCTGCGAGCAATGCCAGCACCGCCACGCCCGCCTGCAATGCGACCACAACATCCCCGTCACCAAGGGCGGCACCCACCACTTCGACAACCTCCGCATGCTCTGCGCAGGCGACGGCACCTGCAAGTGCCACGAGCGCAAGACAGCACAAGAAGGCGGCGGATACCGCGCACCCGGCAACCGCGGCAGCAAGACCGAGCCAGACCCCCCACTACAGCAAAGGACAACATGGTGATCACCGTCATCACCGGACCACCATGCTCAGGAAAAACCACCTGGGTCCGCGAGCACGCAAAACCTGGCGACCTCATCATCGACTTCGACCTCATCGCCCAGGCCCTCGGCTCCCCGGAAAGCCACGACCACCCAGACTGGATCCGCGAGGTCACCGCAGCAGCATGGGCAGCCGCCATCAGGAGAGCCACCCAGGACCGCCACAAGGTCGCGTGGATCATCGACTCACGGCCACGCCCAGAGCGGCAGCAGGCCTACGACAGGGCACGTGCACGCCACGTCCGCCTCACCGCCAGCAAGGACGACCTGCACCGCAGGGCAGACACCGACAGCCGGTCACCACAGTGCCATCAGCGCATCGATGAGTTCCTCGGCGCCGGCAGCACGGCGGGCAGGGTAGAGCAGCGAACCAGGTGGTGAGCACACCCGGCACCCGCCTGGCCGGCACCGATGCACGTCACCCAGCGTGACTGGCGAAGTCCAGCGAGGGGAGCGGTCAGAGCCATAGGCCGATCGGAATCTCCCTCCCCGGATGGTCACCATCGCTGTTCTGGTGACGCTGCGTGATGTACGGGTGGTTGGGGTGGTCCGGCTAGCCGGTGAGCATCCGCACTCGCGGCTGCATGCGGACGGGGAGGCCTAGCGCGGCGTTGACGGCTCCTGCGGCGGCGTACCCGGCGTCGCAGTGGCCGCCGGAGCGGGTGAATCGCCATGACCCGTCGCCTGACGTGAGCTTGGATGCGCCCTTGAGGTGGCTGTCGAGCAGTTCCTGGCCTGCGTGGACGATGGCGCGGTCGCGGATGAGCCCGGCGAGTTCCATGCACACGGCGTAGGGGCGCTCCCCGGCGATCGCGCCGTCTTCAGGCAGCTCGCCGTCCTTCCGCTTGCCCGCGTGCTTGTTGATCTTGATGGCGAGGGGGCGGAGGGTGGTGGCCAGTTCCTTGCCGGGGCCGCCGGGGTACCAGCCGAAGGCCCTGGGCCTGATGCGGGCGAGCAGTGCGGGGAGTTCCGCGCGTACCGCGGCGGCGCTTTCCCAGTCCTTCACGATCTCGACGCGGGGGCGGCCGTCGTCGAGGACGGCGGCGACGGCGAGGGTCCAGTGCTTGCCGTCGGGGGCGCCGTCGAGGACGGCGGCGAGCCTGTCGCGCAGGGCGTCCATGGTGCCGGTGGCGTCGGCGCAGGCCTTCCAGGCGTCGTAGTCGATGGCTCCGTCGAGGGCGTCGACCCGCTGGCACAGCACCTCGGCGCGGAAGACGTTGGGGGGGTCGGTGCCGAGCGCGGACCGGATGGCGGCTTCGCTGACGGTGTAGCCGAGGCCGGGGTTGGCCTGCTGCCAGGCGGTGACGTCGTCGAGCTCGCATCCTTTGGGCGCCGACCACTCGAGCAGGCACAGCGAGGGGTCGGTGCCGGCCTCGCCGACGGCCTGGAGCTGGTTGAGCACGACCGAGGTGTCGTCCCCGGCGTTGCTCATGGCCCATGTCTGGCCCTTCGGCCGGGCCGACGTGGTCTTGGAGACGGCCGCCCAGGCCTTCCAGTCGCGTTGCTCGCGAAGCTCGTCGATGTTGACTTCGTCGTTGGACCCGCCGCGGCCTGCCTTGCCGGTCGCGGCCTTGATGGCGTAGCGGCAGCCGGATGCCCAGAACATCTCGTCGCCGTTGACGTTGCGGACGCCCTGCCACTCTTCCTCGAGGTCGGGGCAGTCGTGGATGCTGGCCTGGCACATCTGCCACTGGTCGCGGGCGAGGGCGAGGTCCTGGGCGACGCCGATGATGCGCCGTGCCCCGTCGATGTACATGCGCCAGAGGGTGACGATGCGCTTGAGGTGCGATTTCCCGTTCTGCCGGCCGACGAGGATGAGGACGGTGCGGAACCGGTAGGTGCCGTCGGGGTTGAGCTCGAGGGCGTGGATGACGGCCCACTCCTGCCAGGGCAGGAGTGGCTCTCCGATCATGCGGGCGAAGTCGATGACCTCGTAGCCGCGGGTGGTCTTGCGCGTCAGTGGCCGCAGGGGCCTTGTGTAGACGCGTGCCTCGGTGCGGCCGAGCAGCCTCTTGCGGCCGGGGCCGCGGCTGGCGGGGTTCTGGGAAGCGCCGGGCTTGTGGTCTTCGCAGCGCTTGCGGCCGGGTGCCGCTAGCTTGCGGCACCCGGGGTGGTTGCAGCGCTTACGCTTCGCGCGCGTCGCGGAGGGCGCGGAGGCCTGTTGGCTTGTCATCGCTGCCGGGCTTGCGGGTCTTCGTCATGGCGGCGCGGGCGGCTGGGGTGGCTCCGAGGGATTCCAGGACCTTGTGCAGCTCGGGGCCGAGCCAGCGCAGTGCCCACTCGTAGTCCTTGCCTGGCGTGGCGCGGTCGATGGTGATGGCGTACTGCAAGGCCAGCTTCGCGGCCGCGGCGTCCTTGCTGCCGTCGGCGGTGCTGATGCCGAGGGACGCGAGGGTGGCGCGGACGGCGGGGAAGAGCAGCTCGCTTGCTTCCCGCACGACATTCACCCCTTCCTGCTTGCATCGTCAACTACTATCTTAAATACTGTCGTATATCCCGATGTGGCAAGGCGGTGGCGGATGGCGGCAACTACGGCCCCGGCTGGCTCGCCGCTGACTGGCCGGTCGCTGGTCGGCAAGCTCGCGATGCGGCTGCAGGCTCGCGCTCGGTCGCGCCAGGGCCAGCCGTCCCGCGTCGGCGGGTGGCTGGCTGATCACACGGGGACGATCACGGCGCTGGGGTTCGCGGATACGGCGTGCTGGCACTGGGGGAGCACGGCTGGGCTGATTGGGACGGCTGCGTGCGTGCTGGTGGCCGAGTTCAAGGTCCGGGGCTGACCCGTGGACCTGCCGGGGATCACCGAGGTAAAGCGGCTGACGCTGCGGCCGGGTGACCGGCTGGTCGTGCGCATCGACCGCCAGCTGGGCGCCCAGGAGTTTGAGGAACTCCGGCGGCATGTCCGCAAGACCCTCGACGAGGTCATCGGCCCGGAGCCGGGCGGCATGTGATGGGCATCGCCTGCTACTGGCTGGAGCCGACGGACCTGGTCGAGGTCGGCCTGCGCCGCTTCGCGCCAGCGAGCGGGAAGCCGGCGCCCCCGTGCCCGCGCGATGGCGGCAAGTGGGAGTACCACGGTGCGCTGTCCATCCTGACGAATGCCCGGATCACCTGGCTTGCCGAGCGGCCGGAAGGGTGCAGTCACTGGTTCACCGATGGCGATGACCGGTTCGGGGTGCCCGAGTTCGCGTACCCGGCCCACGATGACCCTCGCTGGCCGGTCGCGTGCGAGTGCGGCTACCGGTTCGCGGCGGATGATCCCTGGCAAGAGTGGTCGGAGCGCCTGTACCGGCGTGCCGATAACGGCGGCATGGTCCGGTTGCGGGACGCACCACCCGGGGCCATGTGGGATGCCGGCTGGAGCCCGCGGAAGGGGCCGGATGGCCGCTCGCTGGTGGTGAAGTGCCCGAACGGCGACCAGTGGGACATCGACAGCCGGGCGTCGAACTGCACGCTGCCTGACGATGACGAGCATCGCTGCTGGGTGCGCCACGGCGAGCCGCCGCTGATCACGGTGGACAAGAACGGGAAGACGTGCCAGGCCGGCGGCGGCTCGATTCGGGCGGGGGACTATCACGGCTTCCTGCATAGCGGGGTGTTCACCTGATGGGCTCGCTGCTGGGGATGATGCTGAACGCGGGCGTGCCCGCGCAGTCGGCCGGCCCGCCAGTCCCGATGGGGTCTGGCGTGATGTCGTCGATGCCGGGCAGCAGCACGGGCCCGAACGCGGACCTCGCCCTGATCCGGGCGTACAAGCAGAACGGCACTGTCCACAGCAACGTCAGCTTGATGGCCCGGTCGGTGGCCAAGCAGCAGTGGAACCTGTACCGGAAGGCAGCCCCGTCGGCGCGGTACACCACGTCAGACCGGGGCAGCGACCCGCGCAAGCAGGTCACCACCCACGCGGCGCTCAACGTGCTGAACTCCCCGGCGTCGATCACCGTGGCCACGCCGCGCGGACCGAGGCGCGTCCAGGTGTGGTCAAGGACGCAGTTGTTCCAGGTGTCGCAAATCTGGCTGAAGACGTGCGGGAAGAGCTACTGGGTGGTGGACAGCGCCGAGGACGCGTCCCCGATCCCGCTGGGCCTGTGGCCGGTGCGCCCTGACCGGCTCATCCCGGTGCCCGACCGCGACCGCTACCTCGCCGGGTACGTCTACCGGTCGCCGGACGGCCGGGAGATGATCCCTTTGCGGCCGGATGAGGTGATCGTCAACCGGTACATTGACCCGGAGGACCCGAACTACGGCGGCTGCGGCCCTGTCCAGGCGGTAATAAACGATATCCAGGCTGCCGATTTCGCGGCGCAGTGGAACAAGAATTACTTCATCAACAGTGCCGAGCCGGGCGGGGTCATCCAGCTTGACCAGTCGCTCTCGGATGAGGAATTCGACCAGTTCACGAGCCGGTGGCGGGAGACTCACCGGGGCGTCGCGCGGGCGCATAGAATAGCTGTTCTGGAAGCTGGCGCTACCTGGGTCGCAAATGCGCACTCGGCGCGTGACATGGACTT